TAGATAGTATTTATTTAGAATATATAAGAAAGAGGAATAAAGATGGATTTAGCACATCTGGGAATAAAAGTTGAATACAAAGATATAGATAAGGCTATTGATAAACTGAAAGAGTTAGAACGTACTGGTGCTAGGGTTCAAAAACAATCAAAAAATATTAAGTTTCCTGCTAAATCAAATACAGAGTTAGATAAAATAACTAAAGAATTAAAGGCTATAAATAAACAAGCACAGATTTTAGGCGAAGCTAGCTCTGTATCCGCTAGAGAAGTAGATAGATTGACCGCAAAGTTAAAATATTTACAAAAACAAGTGCAGTTAAGAAATTTAGGTGCAGACAATAATTTACAGCGTATTATAAAAAACACTGAAAATTCTATAAATAGCCTTACAGGTAAAATTAAAAAATCAGACAGCGCATTAAAAAGGTGGTGGAAAAGATTTGGTGAGGTAGGATTAGGATTTACACTTATTTATCAAACTGTAAATATGATTACAGGTGCTTTAGGTTCATTACAGAATGTTCTTGTAGAAGGTATTAAGCAATCTGGCGAATTAGCTGCTACTCAAGCTAAATTAGCTATGTGGATTAGTTTTGCTACAAAAAATTCTATTGGATTTGCCCAGGCTATGCAATATGCAGGCCAGCAAACCCAAGCACTATCAGATGTAGCTTTAACATCTATGTCAACACTAGATGAATTAGCATCTGCACTAGATGAGCTCGGCCAAGCTCAAGTAATTATTAGCCCTAAAGAAATGAAAAATTTTGCTGATTTAGTAGATTTTACAAAGTTAGTTGCTCAAACTACTGGTTCTACTACTAGACAAATTAGGCAGGAAATACAAGCATTAATGCAAGGCGAAATGCGCACTACTAATATTCTTATCCGCACTGCTAAGAACCTAGGAATATTGACTGAGCAAGATATAGATAATCTTAAACGTATGCAAAACAGATATGAAATTTTGACTAAACTGAGCGCTGAAATCTCTAAATACATGAAACAAACTAAAGAATATATTCTAAGCGCAGATGTAGGAACCGTCTTTGAAAAGTGGGAAAAAGCTCTTGTTAGAATAGTATCCAAATCAGTCCAACTAACAAGCTATAAATCTGGCACTGCTAATATATTTGGTAAAACTTTGTATAAGCATTTTGATAATTTAGTAAAGAAGATAAACGAGTTAACAGGCGATGAATACTCCCACGGGCTTTTATTTTTAAACCATTCTTTAGATGTCTTTTTAACTGCATCAGAAAAAGCCGTCACAGGAACATTAAAACTTATTGATATTCTTGGAAGATTAGAAAAGCCACTAAGTATAGTAGGAAAAACTCTTACAGGAATATTGAGGGACTTAACCGATATAGCAGGAGTAATATCTACTGATTTAGCAGATGGTATAAATAAAGTATTTGAAGGTATAAATAAAGATAAGAGTAGTGATTTTTTAAAGTATGCCGCAGAAGTAGCATTAGCTAAATATTTATTAAAAGGCAAGGGAGTTAAAGGAATTCTACCTGCAATAATAGCTATACTTGGTTTACATATTGGTAAAAAGATTTTAGAAGCTCCGAGTGATGCGAAATTTGGAGGATTAGGCTGGGAAGAAAGCTGGACATCTAAACCTAAAAAACTCATAAAAGGTTTATGGGAGCTAAAGATGGAAGGCATGGCTGGTGCTAAAGTAAGAGCCTTCCAAATAATAGATGAACAGCTTAAAAGTAGCCTAAAAATACCTGAGGAAATTAATAAATTTGCACAAACTATAAAAGAAAGAATTAAAACTCCAGAACAGCAATTCAAAGAATTTGTATCTAAATTGCAAAAAGCACAAAAATATGGCCTCTTAACAAAAAGCCAAGTTATTACAGCTAAAACACAAAAAATGATAGAGCTGGGCTGGGCAGGCCAAGACAGTAAGTTGGTTGATTCATTTATGCTTAGAGAAGAGGGAATGAAAAAAGCCGCAAAACGTGCTCAGGCAATTTTTAAAGAAAGATATGAAGAAAGAAAAAGAATAGCCCAAGAATTTGCAGAAGAATATAAAAAAGTTACTTTATCCCAATATGATTATGAAAGATATGAGTTAGAAAAAACTATTAAAGAATATAAAAAAGCTGGTGTAGATGAAATAAAATTAGAAGAATATAAATCAAACGTGCTTGCTGATATAGCCAAAAGAGAGGCTGAAGAAAGGTTAAGACAATCCAAATATTGGAAGGATGGAGCTATCAGAGCTTTAAATGATTATGCTGAATCAGCCGCCAATATGGCTAAAGGGATAGAAAATGTACTTACTAATGCTTTTAACAACTTAGAGGATACTTTGACCAGATTTGTTACTACAGGTAAGGCAAGTTTTTCAGATTTAGTTAATTCTATATTAGCTGATTTAGCTAGATTGACTATTAGGCAAACAATTACAGCGCCCTTAGCTGCTGCACTGAGTGCAGGATTACAAAGTGGCTTTGGGGCTTTATTTAGGGGGGGAACAGCTACCACTTCGTCAACAACTTTTAGTAATCTAAGATTAACAGGGGGAACAACCACATCTCCTTATAGTAGTTTATCTTTAGGTAGCTTTCACTTTGCTACTGGCGGTGTATTTTTAAATTCAAGTAATTTGTCAGCTTATAGAAATTCTATTGTAAATAAACCTACTTTATTTACTTTTGCTTCTGGTATGGGATTAATGGGGGAAGCAGGCCCCGAAGCTGTCATACCTTTAACCAGAACATCTTCAGGGGATTTGGGAGTAAAAGCAGAAGTAGCCCCTCTAGAAATAAATATAATAGACCAACGCTCGGCTAATAGTGCCCCTGTAGAAGTAACAGAGCAAAATGTGGATGGTAAAAAGCAGATTAGAATACTAATTAAGAATGAGTTAGAGTCTATGATGGTAAGAGGTGAATTAGATGGAGTTTTTAGACAATCTTATGGATTAAACAGGAGAGCTTACTGATGCCTACATGGCCTTCAACATTGCCACAATATTTAGAACAAGATGGATTTTCTATACAACAGCAGGATCAAGCGTTAAGAAGCCCAACTGATGCGGGTCCTGTTAAAGTTAGAAGAAGATTCTCAGCTGCAGTTTCAAAAGTTCAAGGACAAATTACAATTACCCCTGAACAATACACTACACTAATGGATTTTTTTAATAAAGACTGTCACGGAGGCTCAACCCCTTTTGAATGGACACATCCTATTACACAATCAATCGCTAAATTCAGGTTCAAACAGCCTCCTGTCATTACATCTAAAACTGGTAAATATTTTACTGTTCAGCTAGATTTAGAAATACTTCCATAAGGAGCTTTATATGAGAACTATTTCATTAGATGGAATGAAGCAACTATTCAAGCAAGAAGCTGAAGATATCTTTCTTTGTATAATAGATATACCCTTAGAAACCGATACCTTAAGATTCGTTAATGATATAATAGAATTAGAATATAATGGGAATACCTACTTGCCATTACATTTTAATTTTACTTTGCCACCTGATGTAAAAGATAAACAACCCACAGCTAAAATAGTTTTAGATAACGTAAATAGGGAGTTAATTAATATATTAAGAAGTGTAGAAGCACCTTTAGATTTGATTGTAAATATTATTAGGAAGCAAGCTGATGGGACTATTGTAAAAGAAATAGGGCCTTTTAATTTTAAGCTCACAAATATAACTTATGATGCTACTTCTTTAGAGGCAGAGCTTGGTTTTGAACATGATATTGTAAACGAAGCCGCAACTGCTGATTATTTTACACCACATTTATTTCCAGGATTATTTTAATGGATTTAACTGAATATATAGGAATACCTTATAAACAATACGGGCGCAGTTTTGATGGCTGCGATTGTTATGGTTTAGTTTACCTGTTTTATAAACATGAGCTCAGTATAGAATTACCAACATACTTAAACACATACAATCACGATAATATTAACTCTATTACAGAAATTATTAAAAAAGAAAAAGAATTATGGACAAAAACACAAACACCTAGGAAATTCTGTTGTATTTTGTTTAATGTAAATGGCCTATATAATCATATAGGAATTTATTTAGGCAAAAATTTATTTTTACATTCAGCCGAAGTTAGAAGAGAAAGCTGCATAGAAAGAATTACACACCCATTCTGGAAAACTAGGATAGAGGGATATTATGCCTATAATAGTAAGTAAGCCACACATACTAAAACAAACCACATATAAAACAATAGTAGATACTGGCACCTACTTATCCGAAATAGTCGATGGCCTTGATACTACTAGTTTATATATAGAATTAAACGGAACTCCTATAAAAAATGGTGAAATCCCTTTTATTAAGCTAGAAGAGAATGATATTGTTACTATTATAAATGTGCCGCAACAAGGCGGTGCTGGTAGAATGGTGGCTACAATAGCTACCCTAGCTGTAGCAGTTGTAAGTTCTGTTTATCTTGGGCCTGCTGCTGCAAATTTACTAATAGGAACTAAAGTAGGCTTAGGTGCTGCTTTAATAAATGCTGGTGTTACTGCTACCGCTGTTACACTTACTACTTTAGCTTTTAATGCCTTAATCCCCCCACAACAATTAGATAAAGGGGATACAACTTCTACCGTAGTTAAACCAGGTATCACAGGTGCTCAAAATAGATATGCAGTCTGGAATCCTATCCCTAGATTATACGGCACATACAAATATTACCCACCACTTGCAGCTAGGTATTTTACAGAAATAGCAGGGGGAGATCAGTATTTAAGAATGCTCCTTTGCCTTGGTTATGGACCACTTGAAATAGGTGGTAAAACAGCATCAAGAAGTAGTAAACTGACTCATGAATCTGGTATTAGCTCTGGAGCTATAAAAATAGGCGATACAGATATACTATCGTATGATGATGTTGAATTTGAAATAGGAACTATAGATCAAATATCTTTATTCACATCTAACATATATGAAGAAAATGTAAATGTTAATTTGGATTGCCAATCCACTAGTGGTGAGGGTGGTTGGTTTACGGATAATGTTTCAGCCACAAGGAATACAGACACCAACACAAAAGAAATTTCTATTGATTTGGTTTTTCCTTCTGGTCTTTATACAATGAGTAAGCGTGGAAAAATCAGAGCTGCTCATGTAGATTTTAAAATAACTATAACAGATGTTAATAGTGGTAATCTTATAATACAAGATAATTTTACAATATCTGGAAGAAGAAAAGAAACATATAGAGTAAATAAAAGATATGTTCCAAACTACAAAGGACAATTTTCTGTAAAAGTAACTAGAGAAAGAACTTATATACAAGATAGAGAAGTTGTAGTTACTGATTGTGTTTGGACAGCTCTTAGATCTGTAAAAAGTGAGCAGCCTGTTGTTGATAATGGAAAAGAAATAATTTATATGGCTTTAAGAATAAAAGCCACTGACCAGTTGAGTGGAATTATTGACCAGCTAAATGTTACTGCCACTTCAATTTTGCCTGTTTATGATGGGAGCACCTGGAGTAATCAAGCTACAAATAATCCAGCCTGGTGTTATTACAACCAGTTAACAGGGGAACATGTTAAAAATCCTATATCAGAATCAGAAGTATTATTAGACGATTTTGTTGAATGGGCTGCTTTTTGTGATAATTTGGGGCTAGAATTTAATTATGTATTTGATACTGGGCAAACGCAGCTTGAAAGGCTGAGAAATATAGCTACTACAGGAAGAGCCACCCCAGCATACAGAGATGGTTATTTTACAATAGTATGGGATAGGGATTCTAGTAGTGAGCCGCCTGCACAAGTAATCTCTCCTAGAAATTCAAGAAACTTCAGCTCAACTAAAGCATTTCAAAATCTGCCTCATGCACTCAGAGTGCGATACATAGACAAAAATAAAGATTATACAGAAGATGAAGTCATTGTATATAGAGATGGTTATAATTCTAGTACTGCTACTAGATATGAAAAACTGGACACACTTGGTGTGACTACTCAACAGCAGGCATGGAAAGAGGGAAAATATCACTTTAATCAATTGATTCTACGCCCAGAGACCTTTAATGTTGAAATGGATTTTGAAAACCTGGCTTTTACCCGTGGTGACGTTGTATTATTAGCTTATGATATTATAGAAGTTGGGATTAAATGGGGCAGAATAAAAAACATAATAACAGATAGCTCAGGCAAAATAAGCTCTATAATATTAGACGAAGCCTGCCCTATGGAGACAGGCAAAACATACGGTATTCAAATACGAACCCAAAATGGTGCTATACTATCTACTACAGTTACAAATCAAGGGGATGGTGAATTTTATGAATTATATCCAAAGAATACTATTACAGGATGCAACGTAGGAGATTTAGTATTATTTGGAGAATATGGAAAAGAATCTGTTAGGTGTAAAGTTTTAAGTGTAGATTATGATTATGACTTATCTGCTAGGATTACACTTATCCCAGAAGCGCCTAATGTAAATAATACAGGAACTATACCTGCATATGACCCCCATATTACATTACCATTAGAATTTGCACAAATTAAACCACCTACCCCTTCTGTCCAGGCTTTTTCTGGAGATAACACATTAATGTTAGCTGCTGATGGGGGTTATCAGCCAACAGTAGTTGTAACCTGGGTTATTCCATCTACAAGTAGAGTAGCTTTAGAAAGAATAGAAATTAGATGGAAGAGCGTTGATGATTCAGAGGATAATTGGCACACCATATCTGCTGAATATAGTAATACCTCCTTAAGAATATTTGGGGTACAGGAAGAAACTACGATAGCTATTCAAGCTAGGGTAAAATCAGTATATGGGCGCTATTCTGACTGGTCTGAGGAAATTACACACGTAGTAGCTGGAAATACTTTAACTCCTGGTGATGTTACAAACTTTATTGCAGAGTGGCATCCTGAAAATCAGTTAGTATTATTTACCTGGGATGAAATGTCTGACATTAATTTAGACCATTTTGAAATAAGAGAGGGAACAGATTGGGATAGTGGAACACCTGTCCTTCAAAACATAACAGATTTTCAGACTAGCTTATTTATTCCAGAAGTAACAAATACTACAAAAACTTACTGGATAAAAGCTATATCTAAAAATGGTACCGAGAGCGCTAATGCAGTTTCAACTACTGTAGATATTTATTTTCCAAAACCAAGTACTGCTACGGGCATTACTACTATACCTCTAAACTATGCGATAAAAGTAAAAGTAACTTATACCAAAGACACTTATTTCGATAAATTAGAAATCTGGGCGTCAGAAACTAATAATAGAGATGACGCCGTCTTAATAGCTTCTGTAGAAAATGATGAATATACTTTAGATGGATTAGAATTAGTTGATACTAGATATTTTTGGGTAAGGCAGAGAAATATATTTGAGGTTTATTCTGATTGGTTCCCTGGGGGACAATATGAGGGAGTAGTCGGCTCAACAGATTATACTCCAGATAAACTTCTGGATATACTTAGTGGTTCTATAACTGAAGATGAATTATATCAAGACTTAGTAGATAAAATTGACTGGGTATCTGAAGGTGTTTTTGTATTAGAACAAGATGTTTTAGAATCGGGGATATTAGGCGGTATAGATGATTTGGTCTTAGATACTGGAAGTAAAGTTAATGAACTTCAAATAAACATGGCAGAAGTTCAGAAAGATTTAAATGAGCATTTATCCCAAATCCAATTATTACAATCTGATATTTCTGCACTTACAACATCTGATTGGCAGCCTGATATTTTATATACTTTAGGTAGAATAGTAAGATACAATAATGACACTTGGAGATGTCTGCAAGATAATATAGGTATAGCTCCAGATGACCCACAAAATATAGATAATCAAGGAAATTATGTTTATTGGGAGCCTACAGATGCACTTTCTACACTAGTAGCTAATATAGAACAAAAAGTAAATACGGTAGAAAATGAAGTAAGCACAAAAGTATCACAAACAGATTTTGATAGTCTCAGTAATATAGTATCTATCCATGAGACGCTAATACAACAAAATTCAGATACCATATCCCTGAAAGCAGATAAAACAGAAGTCAACGCCTTAAGTTCTTTATTAGTTCAAGATTTTGATGAAAATTTTACATATTCTAAATGGGATTTAGTAAAGTATAATAATAACGTATATCAAGCAATTCAAGATATACCCTTTACTCCAGCACCTACTCCAGATCATACAGATTACTGGATGTTAATTGATAATATTGCAGATGTTTTATCATATAATTCATCACAAGTCAATATAAACTCAGAGTATATACAGTTAACGTCTAATGCTATAATAGGTGATATTGCACTAGTTAATGATATAGTAGAAAACGGAGTTGTAGTTGGTTCTATAGAAGATATATATAATTTAGACAATAGAATAAGTGAATCTTACTTAAAAGCAACTCAAGCTGAAATAAAAATAGATACTTTAAATAATATGATTACGGAAGCAATTACTTCTATTGAGAATAATATTAGTGACCATGAAACTAGATTATCTAATGCAGAAGAAACAATAACTGTACTACAAGAAAAAGACGGTGTCTTAGAATCTGCTATAAACGATAGGGTTACTTTGGCGATATATAACTCAGATATTACAAACAATCTAAAACCTAGAATGGCTACTGCTGAACAGAATATCACTACGCTATACACACAAAATGATGAGTTGCAATCGCAAATTAACGAAAAAGTTTCTATATCAGTATATGATACAGATATAAATAATGATTTAAAGCCTCGTATGGCTCAAGCTGAACAGAATATCACTGCATTGCAGGATGCAGATGGTAATTTGCAGGCACAAATTGATCAAAAAGTATCGATTACTACTTATAGATCAGATATAACTTATAATCTAAAGCCCCGTATGGCTACTGCCGAAAACAACATAACAGCATTACAAGATGCAGATGATAGTTTACAAGCACAAATTAATGATAGGGTTACAATAACGACTTATGATACAGATATAAATAATGATTTAAAGCCTCGTATGGCTCAAGCTGAACAGAATATCACTGCATTGCAGGATGCAGATGGTAATTTGCAGGCACAAATTAACAATAGAGTTACAATTACAACTTACGATACTGATATTACAAACAATCTAAAACCTAGAATGGCTACTGCTGAACAGAATATATCAGCTCTTCAAACAGATGTTGGAGATTTACAGGCGGAGATTGTTAACAAAGTGTCTATTACTACTTATAATAATGATGTTACTAATGACCTAAAACCTAGAATGTCTAGTGCAGAAACTAGTATATCAACACTCCAAACTGATATGGGAGATGTTAAGTCTGAATGGACTGTAAAGCTAAATGCTGATAACCATATAGCTGGAATTGGGCTAGTAGCTTCATCTGACGCACCTTCCGAGCTTGTTGTGTTAACAGACATATTTAAAATAGTTAATCCATCCGATAGTAATGATGTAAAAGAGCCTTTTGTTGTTGGGAATATAAATGGGCAATCAACTGTCGGTATAAATGGAGATTTGATTGTAGACGGCAGTATAAGTGCTAGACATATTGGTACTAATGTACTTATAACAGATAGTGCTAATATTGCTGAAGGTGTATTAACTAGTGCACACATTAAAGATTACATACAAAGTTCTAATTACGACCCAAATACACATACAGGTTGGAAAATAGATAAAACAGGTATTGCTGAATTTAATGGAATTATAATATACGATACAAATGGGGATATAATATTAGCTTCTGGTTCTGGCGTTGAGTGGAACAAAATCATAGGAGGGGGAAAACCAGAAGATGGTGCTACACAAAACAGGGTCTTTAAACAAACAACAACTCCATCAGGCAGTCAAGGAGATCTTTGGTATAACCCTAGCACGAAACAATGGTATCATCATGATGGAACAGGATGGGTTCTATCAGCAAATGCTTTCGATAAGACAAGTGAATTGTCAGATGATGCTGGATTAGGAACTACTGCAATTTGGGATAATGTTACAGGCACAAATAAGCCAGAGGATAATGCTACGGTAGGTGCTCAAGCTAGTGTAAACTTAACAGATTCTAATGGAAATATAATAACAGATGGAGATATAATAGTACATAAAGGATCAACTCCTCCTACAGATAAAAGTAGATTATGGATCGATACTACAGTAGAACCAAATATTTTAAAACGATATGATTTCGGGTCATCAACTTGGATAAAAGTTACACCTGAAAGTACAGATATTGATGCTTTGCTTACAAAAAATGCTCCTGCGGAAGCTGGTGCAACTAAAGGAGCACAGGCTAATGTTAATTTGAAAGATGCGAATGGCAATCTGGCTACGGATATTATTCATCCAAATAATCCTATAACATCTAGTAATATTAGTACATATATAGCGTCTGCCGCAATAGGCTCAGCTTATATAGCTGATGCAGCTATAACTTCTGCTAAAATAGATAGTCTTGCTGTAAATACAATACATATAGCTAATGGAGCAGTAACAATACCATCTATAGCATCTAATTATACCCACATTCAAGGTGATTCTAATTGGAAAACCATACTAAACACTAGTGTCTATTTAAATGCTGATGGGTATATTTATGCTTGGGGTAGCATACAACAAGGTTTTTCCAATTTTCCTACTAGTGAACAATGGGTAATTAGATTGTATATAGATGGGTCAATTGTCTATGAAGTTGGGGGCAGTATGCCAGGTGATTCGGTTTCAGTTGCAGGTGCAAAACAAGTTTCAGCAGGCACGAGAAATATCTTGTTAAAATGGAAAGCCCCTTCTGAAGTAGAAGTTATAAACCGTGATTTAATAGTATTAGGAGCAAAGAAATGATAAAATATATGTTGTCTCAAGATAATATGACAGTAATTGCTGGGGTAGAATTAATTGATGGTTATAAAGAATTAACAGAAGAAGAATATAATAGTATTATTTCTGGGAATCCTATACCTTATTATTGGAATGGAAGCGCTTGGGAATCAAAACAAAAGTTTTCAGATGATATTACAGTAAATTTAAACTGCAGCGAGGTTTATAATATCCCATTACCAACAGATTATACTAAATTATATATAAATAATTCTGAAACAACAGATACCACTCTAAAAATAGATAATGAAGGAACTTATGAGTATAAAATAGAACCATTTCCATATTTACCTTACAAAATTATTGCTAATGTTACATTTACATTAGAACAATTAAAGGAAAAGACTATAAACCAAATAAGCCAAGATTGTAATATTTATGTTTTAAAAAATTATCCACAAACAAGGCAACATACTTTTAAAGCCCAATATATAAAAATTTTAGAAGAATTAGTGCTTAATAAAGAATCATATGCAGAAGAACAATTAGATAGCATGAATACTGCACGCTCAAAACTCTCAAGTGTCTTTGATTGGATTAATCAGATTTTAGATTACTATTACAGTAAATTAGATAGTATAAAAGCTGCTACCAGCAAAGAAGAAGTAACAAACATAACATGGGATTTTGAGCAATTTAATAACTCTAACCCAAACGTTACGATAGAAGAAATAAAAAAATTATTAAATGGTATTTTATAAAGGAGTAACTATATGAATAATAAACTACTACAAAGAGAACAAACTTTATTAGAAATGCTTTATGAAAAGAATGAGATAATAAAACAGCTCACTGCGCAGATTGAAGAATTAAAGAAACAATTAACTGCACTTGAATGCAAAAAAGGTAATGAAATTTACAAAGAGAGTGTTAACGATAGTAAGAGTAATGATTAATTATTTTTTGGGATAAAAAGTTAGTGTGGAAAGTAGGAATGAGCAGGAGATTGACAACAGAAGAATTTGTTGAAAGAGCTAAAAAGATACATAAAGATAAGAAAGGGAATCCTTTGTATGATTACTCAAAAGTTAATTATGTTAGTTGTAGAACTAAAGTAGAAATAATTTGCCCCAAACATGGATCTTTTTGGCAAACTCCTGCAGACCATCTTAGAGGTAAGGGCTGTAGAAAATGTGGAATGATTAAACTTGCTTTAGAGAGAAGGAAAAGTAAAGAAGAATTTGTAAAGCAGGCTTTGGAGATACACAAGGATAAGTATGATTATAGTTTAGTTGAATATGTAAATAATAGAACAAAAGTTAAAATAGTTTGTAGAAAATGTGATAGAGTGTTTGAGATAACTCCTAAAGCTTTATTGAGAGGACAGGGTTGTCCTTATTGTGCTACACAAAAAGGTAAAAAGAAAGAGAGGTTAACAAAAGAAGAATTTATAGTAAAAGCAAATAAAATCCATCAGGACAAGTATGATTATACATTGGTTGATTATAAAGGAAAGGATAAAAAAGTAAAGATAATTTGCAAAAATTGTGGTAGGATTTTTGAAATAACTCCGAAGCTTCTTTTAAAAGGAAGTGGATGTAGATATTGTTATACAAATATTAAAGATACGAGAAAATTTATTGAGGAAGCTAGAAGAATTCATGGCAATAAATATGATTATAGTTTAGTAGATTACAAAGGATGTTTTAAGAAAGTGAAAATAAAGTGTAATGTTTGTGGTAAAGTTTTTAATCAAGCCCCACATGCACATCTTCAAGGGCGGGGTTGTTCTTATTGTGCAAGAGAGCAAAAAAGGTTAGGATTATCAAATTTCATATAGAAAGCCCGAAAAGTACATGGAGATAAATATGATTACTCTTATATAATACAATATCAGAACTGTATGACAAAAGTTCCTATAAAATGTAATGTTTGTGGTGTTATATTTTATCAGACACCAAATAACCATTTAAGAGGAGAAGGTTGCCCAAGATGTTCTAAAACTGGAATTGATTTGAATAAACCTGTAGTATTGTATTATGTAAAAATAATAAAGCATAGAAAAGTTTTTTACAAAATAGGGATAACAAATGGTTTAGTTAAAAACAGGTTCATTTATGATGAATTAGATGATTTGGAAGTATTGAAGACTTGGTATTTCGAAGATGGTAATCGGGCTTATAAATTAGAACAAAGAATTTTAGATAAATTTAAAAATTTTAGATATAAAAAGAAAGACATATTAAGAACAGGAAACACAGAGTTGTTTGTTACCGATTTGTTTAATGAGATAACAAAGGAGGTTAAATTATGTCAGTAAACTGGCCAATCACTGTGATTACAAGAGCATCCAATAATGCCCCTTTAAACGCAACCCAATTTGACAATAATCTCACTACCTTACGTGATGCGTCTAATGAATTAAACGATAGGGTAGAAGATATAGAAGATGGCACTACTACTGTTCCTAATGCAGATAAAGTAGATAAATTCCATGCAAGCCAAAGCCCTGTTGGAGGTCAAATACCTGTTTTAAACTCTAGTGGTCAACTACCCTTACCTTTTGCTCAAACTCCAATTCTAGTTAACGGTCAAGATATGATGTATAGGACTTTCTACGTTGATGCTGTAAACGGCGATGATAGTAATGATGGTTCTGAATCAGCACCATTTAAGACTATAAAGAAAGCGTGTAATAGTGTTCCTGTTGGTGGGTATGGAGTAATATATCTTTCTGGAGATTATACATTAACTCAAAATGTTTATTTAATTAATAAAATAATATATATTTATGTTCCAGGCAATTCTATATTAAAACCGTCGTGGTATTTATATAATAATCAAGAAAATAGACTAAATAGTTTTCATTTAAAAGGTTCTAGTAATATAATATTTGATTTACATGATGGCGCAAAGATTCTTTTAGATGATGAGGGGTTTGATTCATCCTATTCGCAAAATTATGGTTGGTTTATTCAGAAATATACCTATTGTATTGGATTTATTTCTGTTTTTGGGTCAAATAATTATACGAACAAAGTGCAGATAGAAATAGCAGGTTCTGACAGTTCTCCAGTGTTTATGTCTCATGGAGATTTACATTCTTTAGAAGCATTAGTTCTTCATTTATGGAAAGTAGATATAATAAAATCTGGGAACGGATATCTCACAAGTGGAGATGGTGTATTTGGGTTAAAAGCAAGTAATAGTAGCGTAAAAGATGGATCAGGAAATTCATTAGAATGGAGCGATGTTGTCTCTGGCATCGTCAAAGACGCTAACGGTGTTCCTAGAAACATAATCTCTAACATTGTATTCTAAAAGGAGGCAATTTAAATGATTAGGATAATCAAACTCGGCAATCTTATATATGAAAACATAGAACCAAAAACAATAGACGAAAACGGTAACGAAATCTGGAATATTCCTAGCGATTTTGATACACTTAAATCAGCCATAGAAGACACATTAGGATGGCTAGTGTTCAATAACATTCAAAAATCTATTAGCCGCAGCCCTGATAAGCTAAATGCTAGTAATTCCAAAGCTATTTGTCTTTTAGCGAAAGTTATTAATACTTTAAATCCAGACCTAACTCAGTTAACAGAGAAAGAACAGTCAGCTTTTAATAAAATGCTTTCTCTTGCGAATGATGGGTATACTGACAGTATATTACTTAATTTTACCTCAGATAAATTACAAGAACAACTGGATTGGTATGCTAATAAAATACAAGAGCTAAATAACCTTTCTACAGTTGATGAGTTAATTAATTTTCTTGAGAATATAAAACCATAAAGGAGAATTAATTATGAAAATATCTTTTTGGAAAGCATTATCTTTAGTAGGTCTTTTGGCTGAAGAACTTACAGAAGCAGCTGCAGATAATAAAATTACTGTAGCAGAAGCTCTACATATCGTAGAGGCTTTATGTGAAAGACTTGGAGTTGATTTTGATAAGGCTGGGTTTGATTTAGCCAAGTCTGAATTTGACAAAGGAGAATAAAAATGCCTTTTAGTGGCGAATTAGTTGTAAAACAATTGCCTGTAAAAGTTATTAGAACAGGTTTTCTCTGGTTTTCTACATGTAAGAAAACAGTTCTTGAATGGGAAATATATGAAGACCTTACCTACGAAGATGATAAGCTCGGTATCAAAGTAACAGTCCCAAAAGGCGCAAAAACTGACTTTGCCTCAATTCCTAGAATATTTTGGCCTATTTTGCCACCAGTTGGTCGTTATTCAAGAGCTGCAGTTGTTCATGATTATTTATACAGACACGGGCTTTTTACTAGAAAAGATTGTGATTTAGTATTTCTGCATGCTATGGAAGAATTAAATGTAGCTAAGTGGAAAAGGATAATTATGTATAGAGCTGTAAGATTGTTCGGGGCGCCCGCTTATAAGAAAAAATGAACATTACATTTGAAGAAATATACAAAAATAATGATATTCTTATAGGAATAATAAGGACTGGAGCTGAACACAAAGGGTATGGAGACCCTTATGAATTTTCTACTATTGTAGTTATAAAAGACTTTGTGGCCATTTTTAAAGGTGCTGTTTCTACTATTAAATTTAATATCTTAGCCATAAGAAATAAATTAAGAACGCTACTCAAAAAATTAGGTGTTAAAGAAGTGCGCTGGGAAAGATATAGAAAAAGTGTCAAAAAGTTGACACATAAACAGATAATGATTATTGTATAGGTAAAAAAGGAGATTTAAGTATGAGAGTAAGGTTAACAAATCCAACATATTCTTATTTAGAAAACGGCCTCTCTAATTTAACTTGTGAGATACAGATATATGATGAAGCCTCGGATACAGTTATATGGTCTAAGAGCTATTCTGTTACATTTAATCTAGGTAATATTTCTAGTTTAGAAAGTGCTAAAGAAAAGATAAAACAGGAAGCTCTTGCGTCTTGGAACAGATTTAAATGGTGCGCTGAGCAAGTAAATAATCTTTTCGGTACTACTGACTTTAACGAGGCTGTAAATAATATGTTAAGTTCTTTACAAACTGATATAAATAACGAAATAGGAGCTTAGTATGGCTAATATAAAGATTGTATATAGCTCAGAATTAGTATTATACTCTACAGACGCCTATGGCGGCTCTGATGCTGATGTAGGTAGTAGTGAGGTTTTTACTGGAGATGTTGATTTAGAGACAAACGGGTATCAGGGCGCATTATTAGTAGTAAAAGGGACGTTTGTAGCCAGCCCTACTGATGACTTAGAGATAAGAGTTTACGGCTCTCTTGATGGTAACTATAGTGGGAATGAAAATCCTGTATTAGCTTATACATTAGAGAAAGTTGATGGTGGTGAGAATATTATGCAGACAGTTCCTATTTTTACAGTGCCACACTTCAGAATTGGGTTAAAGTCTAGCGGCACAACTGATACAATAGACGCAAAAGTAATAGTTAAACCTTTCTACTATCAGTCGGTGTAATAAGTTATGGCTAGATGGGTTAGATGGAATAATCCTACTATTAAGCCCCCTTTTGGTGCTCAGATAGATTGGAGTAATCCAATAACTGAAGGATTAAGTTTTTGCACTTTATTTCGGAATCGAGCAGAAAATTTAATCTATCCAAATTATAATGGAATACCTTCTGGTAATCCTGACATAGATGGGGATGCTGCTGTATTTGATAATAATAGTAGTTATATTGTAAACAACTATAAAGATATAGGTAAAGCAACTCAAGATTCTATTACTGTAATGGCCTCGCTTTTAAGCTTTGTTACTATTTCACCAGATAATAAATCTTATAGATTTTTAGAGAAAGGTGATTGTTACTTTTTGTTGTCTTATGTTCAAGGTTATGGTAGTGGTGGTCAATTTTTTGCAGCTAAACGAAATAATACTTTATATACAGCGGAGACAAACGAACAAATTGATGCAAACAAAAAATATCTGATAATAGGCAAGTTTGATGGTGTTAGATTGTACACATATGTCAACACAAAGAAATTTGTGGGTGATACAGTATCGTATATAGATGATGATAAACAGAATTTATATATAGGGTCAGATGACAGTGGAAAATTTTGGAATGGAAAAGCTTGGTTTACTTATATATGGAATAGAGCATTAAGTGACGATGAAATTCTAGCATTTAATCATGAACCCTACTCTTTCTTCCTTTACCCACAATATTGGTATTTAGTGGATTTTGGCGGTATTAATAGTATAGAATATTCTAGTCCATATGACATTCTTAATAAAAATGAATACAATAATAAATATGATATTCAAACAAAAACAGAAAAGAATATAAAATATGACCTTTTAGCCCAAAATAGCTATGTATCAAAATACGATATACTGACGAAAAGAGAAACTGATGTTGGTTATGATATTTTAGCTAAAGCTGATTATAGTATAAATTATGACATACTAAATAGATTAACAAAAGAAGTATCTTATGACATTTTATCTGCAAAGGAATATAATAGTAGATATGATGTGCTAACCTCTCTAACAACTAGTATTTTATACAATATTCTTACTAAAAATGAATACAATGTTACATATGATATTCTTGGCACATCTGCTATTGAATATACTATCAAATACGATATTCTTAATTCAGCCCAAACAAACATAGTTTTTGATATACTTAGTAAAAAAGAAGCAAATATAAAATATAATATCCTAATAAGCCACACAAGCAATATTGTTTACGATATTTTAGCAAAAACATTAACAAGTATAATTTATGATATTCTAGCCAAAAAAGAAACTACTTTCTCTTACAATATAATTAATAAAAAAGAAACTAATTTTAAATATGATATACTTGCAACAAAATTATACACAAATATTTATAACATACTAACAAAGTCTGAATATAAAATTTTGTATGATATTCTTAGTGATATAACCATAAGACCAGAAGTTATTTTTAAATTAGACAAACAAGATACTATATTAAAAGTAAGAAAATCAAACACAATTTTTGTTTTAGATAAAAGTAATAATACAAGAAATTATTAAGGAGGAATAACTATGGCTGCAAATTTAGTATTAAGATTGACAGGGGGTGCTAGCAATACAGACCCTAATGCTTCTTTAGGCGGTGTGATGTCTTCTACGGAATTGCAGGATGGAGTGTTAAACAACTTATACGATAACGTAAGCCCAGAGGAAGCCTCTTCAGGTATAACTGATTATAGAGCCCTTGATGTATATAATGCTGGGGATGCAACTTCTACATCTGTTTCTATTTTTCTATCTTCAGAAACACCTTCTAGTGATACAAGTATAGATTTAGGTTATGACTCGGCTAACTCTCCTCATGCCTCTGATGCTTCTCTACCTACTATAGCAGATGAAACTACAGAACCTACAGACGGCACAAATCCTATCTCTTTTTCTCATTATACAAGTTCAACTAAACTCAGCCTGCCAGATATACCAGCAGGACAAGCCGTTCGTATATGGGTAAAAAGAATAGTAACAGCAGGTGCTACAAATATGAGTGGAGATAATTTTACAATTAGGGTTGACTTTGCATAAGGAGTAAACCTATGTTTGTTATAGAGAAAAAAGTATCCGATAAATTCCCTGTTGGAATAGACTTCACGGATAGATTAGATGGAGAAACTATTGCCTCATATGAAGTTAGCTCTACTGATAGTAGTGCTATTGACCCAAGCAGTGTAGCCTTAACCGATAATATTCTTACTGTTTGGGTTAATAAAGATAATACATATAGAAAGCCTTTTTTTATTAAATTCCATATAGTTACTAATACGGGTAGAGAGTTTACGGCCACATGCCGTGTTAATGTTGTTTCTGATTATACTTAATATAAGAGGAGTACTATGGAAAAATTGAAAGAAGAAATATCCAGTATAAAAGACGATTTAAGTAATATTAAAACAGATATAAAACTTATTTATCAAACCCAAGCCACTTTATCTGAGGCTGTAGAAAAACTTACAGAATTAACAAGTAATTTTCAAGCACTTATTGCCACTCAAAATACTCATAGTGAGGACATTCACGACTTATTTACTAAATACAACAAACTCCAAGAAGAAATGTATAATAAAATAGCCCAGTGCCAATCTCATACTGTAAAAATAAAAACCTTATGTGATGAGATTAGAGAATTAAAAGATGCTATTAAATTCAGGGATAAAGCTCTTATAGCCTTAGGCTCAGGAGTCCTTATTTATATAATTGTAGAATTAATAAAGATAATTTAGGAGAATAAAATGAAATATTTTAAAATAGATGAATTTAAATGTCCTTGTTGTGGCAAGACTGATATGAATAAAGAATTCTTAGAAAAAATAGATAAAGCTAGAGAATTAGCTGGGGTTCCTTTTGTTATAACTTCAGGCTATCGCTGTCCTAAGCACAACAAAGAAGTCGGCGGAAAACCTGATAGTGCACATACAAAAGGACTTGCTGCTGATATAAAATGTATTAGGTCAAGAGATAGATTTAAAATGATTAAAGCTTTAATTGATGCTGGTTTTACTAGA